GGGCTTCCACGCTCTCTATGACATCACGGTGGCATAATTATTGCAGCAAAGTATTCCGCAATTGGGGGGAAAATGACAAAAGAAAATGATAATTTGATAGCAAGCGACAACCCGATCGCAAGCCTGTCCCATGACCAAAAAATTCAGTTCACGTCTTCAAGGTACTTGGGTGACCTACCGACGTCTCGACGCAACGCCACCGAAGCAGTCCGGACAAGCGAGTTTGACATCACTGAGAGAGACGTAAATACGAATGGGTCCAGTCGCTAGGTTAGCCCACAGCCCTAAAATGCATCGTCGTCTTTCATTTTTGGATCAATGCATTTCACACCGATGGTTTATCCTTTTGACGTTGCCAAACGCGGCTATTCCGTGTTTTCTTAACCATATGGCTTTTGACGTTTCGAATACGATCAAGATTTTATCCGCAGCTTTGCAACGTGTTGCGAGGCTGGAGCCGTCGTTAACGCATGAAGAAAAGGAAACGCCTGCGCAAACCATTGCGAAGGGAGTAACAGTGTCTCTCAGCAATGACGCTAAAATGCACATGCTGAAAGATACTTTTAAATAGCTACGATTACACTGATGTTAGGAGACTACATAATGCCATCTGCAACGGACTACCTAGACGCGTTCAACAATTCGTTTTCAAAGAACGACAAATCCTACCTTGCTGCTGTTTTAGCGGGTAATTGCACAATTCATTTTACTGGCGATGATCAAACGATGAATAAGCAAGAGGTACTTGATTGGTCAGAAACTGACTGGTGTCATGGCTGTAAAGATTACACCATCATTCACGACGAAGCTGATAGCATTGCGGGAACCCACATGGCTTGGGGCAACGGTGATGACGGTCCATGGAGAAGTAAGTGTTTCTTCTTCGCTACAAAATCTGATGGTAAAATTACGAGATGGTACGTGCATCCTCGACCAATTGAAGATTAAACAGCCAACTTGAAATCTGGATCATCCCACGGTGACGTCGGCTGTATTAAATCGTCCACACTCATGCATCCCAAAGCCATCGCTGGGTTAGCTGCAGCCCACGCATTCCGATCTGTAATCTCACAATCCTTCGGTGCGGTGTAGAGATGCGACACGATCCGCGGATCAGCAGAGTTGGCAGCATCGTCTAGCCACAGCGAGAGTAGGTCACCGTCCGTCGCGGCTTGAGTGCTAATGGCGATCAAAAGAGGATACAAATGAGCACCTTGAGCCGTCTCAATAGCCTCGACGAACGGATCGTGAGGACCACGCACCTGCCCGACTTCGTCAAGCACGGCTAGGGTAGGTGACAGCCCGTGCGCAGTCCGTGCTTCAGCAGAGATCGCTTTGTACTCAACAGCACAGGGCAAACCGATCAATGACTTCTGGCTTGGGACGATCCGCACAATATTTGACAGTTGCGGCGACAGTCTGACCATCTTTTCAGCGAGTTTAAAAACCAATGACGCCTGATCGCGAGATCGCGCACCGCTGATGATCTGGCTGTTTTGCTTGGCCTCTGGTCCCACCAAGTGAGCAAGGACGATAGCTGCAATCAGTGCCGACTTACCGTTTTTTCGAGCCACCGAAAGATAAGCACGAGAGGTACCCGCTGGATTGTCGTAGACGTCGAGAACGAACCTACGCTGGAAGTCTAACAACTTTATCGGCTGGCCAACTTTGCTGCCTTCTGGGATCAGACAATAGCGTTCAATAAACTGACAAACCTTTTCTCCGCATCTCATAATATCTTACCAATTTGCATTTTACAAAAATTTGGTGTATGTTTTCAGATATATAACTATAAAACTGAGGCAGATCATGAATACCTTTTCCGCGAGCGGGTTGCTTTTGCAATACCGAAGGCTCAATCGTAAGAGAACGAAACCATCTCCGATGACATTCGCTTATGCGTTTATACTTAGCTCAGGAGCAGCGATGCTTTACCTTACGGTATCGCTATCTCATTATGTCTAAGGATAATGCACCTATCGCACACTTATGGCGCGTAGTACAAATTAGCATTATTGCAGTGCCATGTGTCCTGTTTTTAGGCGCGTTATTGATTGTGAGTTAGCTCAACAATCTCACTGCGGCCTAGCAATAAGATCGTCTGCTCCGACCTTCGCAATCGCTGAACGTGCTTTCGTTTCTAGCTTTGCGAAGCCATTGAGTGTTCGTGGATCGGAAGCAGTCTGGTTGAGGGAGATGCTGCGGATGACCGCAAGCTGCCTTCGTTCGAGTGTATCAATGACCGACAACAGCGGGTTTGGGATCGGTGTCCCACGCTTGTTTTCGACCATCATTCCGACATCGTCTAACTCTGTTTGAGCAGTGCGGATGTCGGCTTCCATGCGCACTATTTTAGCCAGCAAGATTAGGTCCATATCACGCCAATCTTAGCGTGCGCGGGCGCGTGAAAACTGGTGCCATATTGTACGCTCTAAATCTGATCGAAGTTCGATCCCATCAGGAAGCGGCACATCAGACATCACACCTGCGAAACCTTGAACGGCTGCTGTCGTACTGGATTTGTCTGTTCTACGTTTTTGCGACATGGATAATTGTGTCCGATTTTAATGTTAAAATATTGGGCAGATATTGACGAAAACCGCACAAAATTAAGGCATAACTTTGATTAAAACTTAACAAAGCACGTTTATATTTGACCAAGCGGTAAAGTTTGATTGACTCTAGGGAAGCCAACACAAGGAGAACGTTATGTCAGAGTATGATCCCGATTTTATCGGGCCGATCAGGGCACCCGACTATCTGCCCCTTGAATTTCAAATTATCTTCATGCGCTCTGTGCTGAAGAATTGGATGCAACCAGAAAAAGAACACTTCGCGTATCGCGATGATGTGCGTTTTTAGCTGAAAATTCCGTAAACGCAGAAAAAGACAAGAGTGGACGCTGGTTTGTGTGTTAACGACTTTCGTCTTTGACCCACCCCCATCTAAGTTATTGAATATAATTTTTTTATATGCTTTTGGCATATTTACTGCTCCTTAATATCAACAACCGAGGAGATAACATATGACTTACAGTATTGCTGATTTACCTAGTAGTTTTGAAAATCCCGTCACTTGCGTCCCGATCGAAGTGCAAGAAGCGTTCTATAAAAACAAATATGCTAACTTGTATAAAGTATTTTCTCGCTTTGGTCGCATTAACGAGGATTTTTATTTCCGCAATGGTAAAGCCGACTAAGATGCTGTCAGGTTTAAAAGCAGATATTTATCCTCTAATATCTGAGTGCATGACGTGTTCCAAAATTTTACCAACAAAAATTATGGCTTGTCCTAATTGTGGCAGGCAAGACCCGACTGGCTACGAAGCAAAGCGCAACTATGATTTTCAAATAATCCTTCTAAAATCTGTCAAGAGAATGTTTGCGTATCTAGCAATTATGGTTTCAGTTGCGGTTCCTACATTCCTGCTGATATTCTCAAAATGAGTGAACCGGATTCCTTGGATCAATAGGCCAACCACCAGCTCTAATGGTGCTATCGTATTCACGGGCTTCCGTGCTTTGAATGTCGCCACTGTGACACGTCCAACAGACTGACTGCAGGTTATCCAAATCAAAGAATAGTTCGAGGTCACCTTTATGCGTTTGCAGGTGGTGTACGACCGCGCTTCATGGGTGATCCCTACCCACTTGCAGGACGGCTGTGCTGGCATCTGTATTCGTCTCGTTTAAGTGCCTGCCGCCTTAGTGTTTTCCAATGTTTGGTGCTGTAAAGAGTGCGGTATTTCTGTGCTTCTGAACTCCGTTTTCTGCTTATTTTGGGCTGCATATTGTTTATTGTTGACGATAGTATACAAAATGTAGATTGTGCGCTGCAGGGGGATTGCACCCAACACCCTAGGGGACTGGCTAACGCTGCCTATACGAGCTGTCGGTCCCCGCCGAACTTTTGACCCACATAAAAGTATACCTATGTATTCGTTGACTTACGTAAATTTCCCCGCAATTTAGGGGTTATGTCACAGAAAGCGTGCTATAACT